AACGTCATGAGTAGGTGGGTGAAGTATGTACCTGTGTTTGTTGCTGTTGCTGACGGTTTCAGTGACACGATTGTCGCTGTGTCTAAAAATCGTGACGACGCAGTTCGAATCGCGTCTATCGCTGGGCTGAAACATATCTCTGACGATGACGGGGCAAATGCCCTCGGCTTTACCAAGTGGGAGCAGGTGCGTGACTATTTTGGGGTGGATGCTACCGAGTTGCCGATGAATTGTGCGGTGTATAAAAATATGGATGATCAAATTTTGTATGGGGAGGTCAACTGATGTGGCTCCCAAGAATCACCCGATGCCCACACGATGACTGTCAATCAACATACATTGACCGCATCGAAGATGAGTTCCTTGACAACAGCGTGCAAGAACTATGGCAATGCTGGGAATGCAAACGCTACTGGTCAGAGGTGTACCGCCTGGAATCTTTTCGTCTGCTGATATCCGATGACGAGATTGAGAATTGGGGTGCGCCTGATGAATGACTGGGAGTTTGTTCACGATGAGGTAGCGGAAGCTTTACATACTTACCGTGAGTGGCAGTTCGATCACGACTGTTGGCCTGCCCATGATGTGATTGAGGAGTTGGGTCAAGCGTTGTTGGCGTTGGCTGAACAGCATGGTTTGTCTGGCACTTATGTTTATGGGAAGGAGAAATGATGCTGGCAGAAAGATACGTTCATCTAATTACCGGCAAAGACGTTGCTTGGTCGGTCGCTATCGGTGCTGTCGGCTGGTGTGTGGGTCGTCTGATAGAGAGGAAGAGAACATGATTGCTATTGCCGACGACTACATTGTTCTGGGAATTTTGGCACCGATAGTGTTGTTGTTGTTCCTTATCAAGTAACATACAGATCGCAACCCCTCGTCTCGTCGTTTACTCACATTCTCCGAGGCGGGGGGTTGTTTATTTTTGTAGGAGTGCTGCCAAATGTTTCGCTATCCAAGCTGAGACTGGTGCGACCACTCCGTTGCCGCACATTTTGTAGCGTGCGCTGTCCGAGTTTTGTTTTCCGTCTGCTCGGTGCAGGGTGTGGTTGTCAGGCCATCCCATTAGTCGTTCACATTCGAGTGGTGTGAGGCGACGTACGGCAAGGTCCGTGTCGTCTGGTTGTGCGACTGCGTTCTGGCTGATGGTGTCCAGTGTGTACATCGGGTCGCCTTCTTTGCCGACTCCGATTCCGTTTTGTGATGCGAATTTTGTGCCGTCTTGCATCGGTATGGGTTGAGCCACCATCGGTGTGTTGAGTCCTCCCGTTCCCATGTAAGCAGTCAGCGTGTGGCAGGTGTCTCCTTGTATGCGTGCGCCGTCTGATCTGTGCGGGTGGAACACGATGGCTGTTGTGGAACGGGTGTCACCCTGGTCGAATTGTGTGAGGGTCGGGTTGGTTTGTTCTTCTCGCCATACTTCGGCTGGCAGGTTGCCGTCTTTGTCTCTGGCTCCTGACCGCACAACTTTCACAAACGCAACAAGATCTGTTGCATCTTTATGGTCGCGTGCTTTTATTGCGGAGCTTGTTCCACCTTGTTCGTAGTGTCCGAATCCGAGCATCCTGAAACTTTCCGTAGTGCTGCTTCCAGCATTTCGGGTAACGTTTTCCCTCTCCTGGTTGCTCTCCGCAGGATTCCTTGCGCCGCTTTTGGCGACAGGGAATATCTGATCGGGACATCTTCCGGTTGTTGCAGGATCGAAACAAGCCGTGAGGAACACGCGTCGTCGTCGTTGGGGAACTCCGAACCATTGTGAGTCCAACACGCACCATTCCTGCGCCAATGCCCCTGCTTCGGCCAGCGTGTCAAGACATCTTGCCATTGCAGATCCTCCGTCGGCGTTGAGTAATCCGACGACGTTTTCTGCCACAGCGAAAGTTGGTGCCAGTCCATTAGTTGCTTCCCTCATTTCTTTAATGATTCTGATTGCCTCAAAGAACAAGCCGGAACGGTCACCGTCTAAGCCTGCTCGTTTGCCTGCCACTGACAGGTCTTGACATGGAAATCCGTAGGTGATTACGTCTACAGGTGGAAGGTCGTAGCCTGATACTTCAGATACGTCACCCCATCTGGGTACGTCAGGCCAATGGTATGCCAATGTTTGTTGGCAGTGTTTGTCCCATTCAACCTGGAATTTGCAGTCGTATCCTGCTGCTTCAAAGCCGAGGTCAAAGCCTCCGACTCCTGCGAACAGCGAACCGAACGTCAACGTCATGTGTTCCCTCCTATGTCGTCTAATCCTGTGATGATCTGTGTTTTGGGGCCAGGTTTTTGGCGTTGTTGTATTCTGCCGGTGCGTATGCGGTGTCGTTCTACTGGTGTGGTGCCTCCGAAGATGCCGTAGTGGTCTTCGATGAGCTTGAATGAGAGTGCGTACTCTAAGCAGTCTTGTTTGACGGGGCAGTGTTTGCAGATTGCTAACCCGTATTCTTTGAGTGACGGGTAGCCGTCTGGTGGGTGGAACCAGTCGGGGTCTGCTCCTTTGCAGGCGGCTTCAGTCATCCAGTCGGGTGTCATGGTCTTTCAACCCTAGCCGTTTGCGGATTGCCCGCCTGTCTTTACCTGTTGTCCCTCCCCAAATGCCCATGAGTAGACGTTCTGGAAATTGGATTGCCCATTCGTAACAGTCTTGTTTAACTGGGCAGATGGTGCAGATTTCTTTTGCTTGCTGAACTTTTTGTTTTGATGCACCTTTGGTCGGGAAAAAAGTTTCGATTGGTGTGTCTTTGCAGGCTGCTTCATCTCTCCATTTTTCTTTGTCTCGGTTGAAGATGACATGCGAGATGGGCAGGCTGTATTCGTTGTCTGTTCGGTTCATTTGCAGTATTTGTAAGGGTTGTTGAGGCTCATGTACCAGGGTTGCGCCCAACATCCGTAATGTTCTTCGGCGTATTCTGCTAGCCAAAGTGCGGCAACCATGTTGGTGAGCGGGTCGAATAGTTGTTCGGGTTCGGTGACACCGAGTTCTGTTGTGAGCCAGTCTTTGTGTGCTGACCATTGGATTTGGAGTGCGCCGTATGCGCCGGTGCCGACAACATCTGTTTGTCCACGGGATTCGTGGTATGCGATGAGGTCTAGTACGGGCAGCCTGCTGGTAGGCCAGCCAGCTTCAACGGCAGTTATCCACAGGTGTGGGTATCGTGCGGTTTCGATTCCGGGGACAGGCTCAGTTGTCGTTGTGGTGGTAAGAGCCATCGTTGTTGTGGTTGTGGTGTTGCTCGCCTTAGAACGCAATCTAGGGGGGTCTGAAGCGATTGTAGAGGTAGGGGGAGCCACCTCTGTTGGGGCTTCAGTAGTTGCGTTGTACCCAAGCATGGATATGACAAGGAACACTACCCAAGAAATAATTTTCATGGCAGACTCCGGTCAGTATCCGGCTTCTTTAAGTAGACGGGCAAGGTCAGCGAGTCGCATCACGGCGTACTGGTCGCCAGCGTCACCCTTACCTCGACGTTTTGCTACAACGATGCCATAATCAGCAGAAGCATTAGCACGTTCCACGCTAGCTTCTTCCAGCCACTCCGAGAACGAGAGTGTCTTATGGTTTTTACATTCCCACACCAACCCTGGTGTGCCGGTGATGTCTCCGAGGTCATGGGTTCCTGCTAACGCCCTTCGTTCAGCGTGCGGGAATCCGTGTTCGGCAAGCCAGCGTACGACAAGTGTTTCAAACGCTGTCCCTTTTTGTTTGTTGCGGCTCATCTACTTCCTCCATAGTTTTGCGTCGCTTCCCTGCCCCGCACGAGTGCATTGGGGCTGACAGCAACGGTCGGTATGTGGTGAGCGTCTGGCCGCATGTGCGGCACCACCAGTTTACCTTCTTTACGGGTCTTGCCATGTCAGAAGGCTTTGAGTAGCCGTTCGTCGCGTGTTTCGTTCTCAATTTCTACACTGCTACGAGATGTAGAACCTGTTGATAGCAGCCGGTACACATGGAGTCGTGCGTTAAACTGGTTGAGTCCAGATTTCCGCATACCTTCGTATGCTCTGCGTACTCTCCACATGTCTGACGGCAGGACAGCCATGTACGGTGTCCTTCCTTCACGGAAGCTGCGGGTGACCATAAAGATTTTGTTCATGTTTCCTCCTTGCCCGTGTCAGAACGGGGCTTCGTCTATTAGTTGTGGTTCTGATGCTGGTGCCTCAACGCGTTCGATGCCACCAAACCTGATTGACAACGAGATGTCGTCAGCCAACACCTGCATACGGGTGACTTCTACACCTTCTTTGTTGGTGTAGGTATCTTCTGTCAGCTTGCCTTCAACAACGACACGGGTGCCTTTGGCAAGTGATACTGCTGCATGTTCTGCGAGGTCACCGAACGCTGTGACTGAGTGCCAGATCGTTTTCTTTTTGTCGTCACGACCCGTGGTGTCGGCAACACTGAACTTCAGGATTGCCATAGCGTTCTGCGAGTATTTAAGTTCGGGTTCACGCCCGACGTTACCGCTGATTTGGATACGGTTCATTTCATTTGCTCCTTGAGTTGGTCGAACGATGCTCGTAACTTGTCAAAGTCTTCCAGTGTTGCGGTGTCAAGGTTATCTACACCGGCATGGAATGTGACTTGTTCTACTGCGAGTCCGGCGACAGCGCAAGCTGCTTTGAATTTGCCGATGCGTGCAGGATCTATTTGATGTGTGTCTGCGACCGGTGCAGGTTCAGGCTTTTTCGCTGGTGCTTTCTTCTTTGGTGCGGGTGCCGAATCGTCAGCCCATTCTTCTTTGCTCCACAACGACAGGGCAACACCGAAACGCATAGCCCCGTTACGGATAAAGTCAGACACCAGTTCTTTCAACAAGTCTTGTTTGTTGTGTGGTGCGCTACCGATAGCGAGCCTGGTGTGGCCGAGCAACGTCATCGCTCCAGCCATGTGTGCCATACCGTTCTCAACACGGTACGAAGGCAAACCATCGTCGTCAATCTTCAACGGCTTCCATTCCCACAACGGGTCAATCTCTGTCAGGATGCGGGTGATCTCAGCGTGACCCACATAGTCCAACTTGATGTTGCCCCGAGGCAACTTGCCGACAATCTTCGGGTCAGGTACCGCATACTTGTCTAAAACAAGACGCAGTTTCTCTGCGTTCGGTTCGTCCATTACTTTCCTCCTAGTAACCGCAACACACGGAACGTATTGCTGGTCTGATACTGACTATACAGATCGGGATGTTCCGACGCAAATCTTTTTTGATCGAACCCTGAACGTGACTGCTGTTTCCAGGTAACCGCAAGGTTCCCGCCGATAGTGCCAGCAGTAGAACCATCCAATGCCAACCCAAGTTCGGCTTTCAGTTCGTCCTCGCGTGCCAACACATCTTTCTTCTCTGCCTGCACCACACGCAACTGAGAAATCAACGCTTCATATTCGTCAATCTCACGGGACTCTTCATCTACCGGCAACGCTTTAGCGATGTCCTCATAGGTGTGTTCCCATTCGTCAGGGATAATGCCAGTTGCGATATGCCGACAGAAATCCGACACACGACCAACATGCTTACCGATGATACTGCCTTCCATCTTCTGCGTGTACAAATGCAGATCAAGAGTACTGTCAAAAATACCCCACAACACTTCATCAACACCTGCACAAGCAGCTTGATGCACCCCTTGCCAAAACCAGTAGGCAGGTAACGGACCGTACCCGTCGATGTCTGCGTGCGGGTCCCATACTTTGCCGTACGTTTTGATTTCAACAACACGATCAGGGTTCTCTTGGTCACCGACAATGCCATCCAATGTAGCAACAAGTGACGCACCACCACTAACAACGGTGTACATCACTTCAGGTGTGACAATCTGTTCACCAATCTCGTCAGCCACCCACTGCAAAATGACTGGTTCAAGACGGTTGCCTCGTTCCATAGCCCTGTTTGTTTCAGTGACCTCAGGTTCAGCAGCAAGTTTCTCTGCTGCCAACGCATACTTTGTTTTGAAACGATGCTCGCCATGCACAGCAGCAGCTTCGCTTGCTGACACGACAGGGTATCCGGTTTCGTCACGGTGACGTAGCCGTAACCATTCGATTGAGCCATGCTCAGGTTTAGGAATAGTGCTTCTTCTCATGTCCCTCCTTCAGTAGACGTAGATAGTTCTACCAGAGGGGTGTAACAGTTTGCAAACTAAAAGTCTTCGGACATCCAGTTCACAGGAACATTCATGGCTAACGAGAACACAGCCAAAATGTTTTCCCACGGGATATGGATGATGTCTCCCACCACTTCTGGTTCTTTGGGTTCACCGATTGTGGAACTGACAAGCGTCAGGTGGCCTTCTAAACATTTCGGCCACACCCAGCCGCTACTTAGTACATGCACCTCTTCAGGTTTGTAGGTTGCTGTGTGAGTCCAACTGCTGTCCCCACCGGCATGAGCGTCTTTCCATTGGCACACAACCAAAGGCCATGTGTTGTCCTCGTCGTCATAGATTTCGCTCATTCGTCCTCGCCATCGTACGGTTCACCATGTCTATCACATTCACGGCACCGACGACCCGTGTTCGCAGGCCACACCTCTCCGCAGAGAGAGCACGTTAGGAGGTTAGTCATCACCCACAGTGTACAACTTGCCTCTGAACCATGCCTGCCCATCATGGATAGCGACCTGCTCATAAAAGAAATTGCCGTCACCAGGTTGGAACGTCACAACACCGTATCCCTGCTGCCAATCCTCAACAACAGTTAACGGTCGCCCGTCAAGATCAAGCCCGCCGCGCGTCGAAGGGACCGCTCCGTCCGTGCGGGCAAGGGTTCCAGGCGATGCCGCAAGTATCGTTTTGGCACCATCCCAATCTTGCCTCGTTTTTTCTGCCCATTCCCTGCGGTGGATATGCCCGTAGAGAACCGAGGACTTTGAGTCACCGTTGAAGTAGGCGTGTGCCGTCGAACCGTTAGATCTGACTTTGTTCCCGTGAATAACTTTGATGCGCTGGTTGATCCAATAAGAGGATGCCGGATAACCAGCCAGATAACTAATGTCAGCGTCGTCAAACCTGCATAAAAAAGGAACGCTAAGAACAGGA